TGTCTAATGCTAATCCTGGTTATGACACAACCAATGAATTTACATATTGGCAGAACGGTAGTAAGACTAATAACGTTGCTTACGGCGCTACTTTTGCAGCTAACGACGTTATTGGAGTAGCCTTTGACGCTGATGCGGGTTCACTTGTCTTTTATAAAAATGGAACAAGTCAAGGTGTAAATGCAACTGGACTAACAGACACATATTTCCCCTTTATTCCTGGGTATAGTAGTTATACAAGCGTATCTAATTTTGGACAAAGACCGTGGGCGCAAACGCCACCAACAGGTTACAAAGCACTCTGTACATTCAACTTCCCAGATCCATCGATTGCCGATGGTTCGACGGTGTTTGATGCAAAGCTCTATACCGGCAATGGCTCTACACAGGCTATTGCTGGGATTGGGTTTAGCCCTGATCTTGTGTGGTTAAAAAGTCGTTCTCAGACAAACGTATCTCACCAGCTGTATGACGTTGTTAGGGGCGCATCTAAGATGCTTCAATCTGATAACACTACGGTTGAATCCACAGTAAGCGGAGTCTCTTCATTTGACTCTAATGGCTTTACTCTTGGCAGCAATACAGGTGGTAACAATTCCGGTTCGACATATGTCGCCTGGGCTTGGGACGCTGGATCTTCAACGGTGACAAACAACACTGATGGCAGTATTACGCCAACAGGTCTTCGTGCCAATCCGTCTGCAGGGTTCTCGGTTGTTACCTATAACGGAACGGGTTCTAATGCAACCTTTGGTCATGGTCTAAACGCTGCTCCTGAGCTTGTAATCGTTAAATCCCGAAGTGATTCTCAAAACTGGGCTGTTTATAGTGCATACGCATCTGGTGCTTCTACACCATCTGAAGAGTACGCATACTTGAACACTACCAATTCATGGAGATCCACTGGTGGAGGTGCTTTCTGGAATAACACATCACCTACAAGTTCAGTAGTTCACGTTGGTACCGATAACGATACTAATGCCAGTGGTAAAGCCTACTGCTTTGCACCTGTCGCAGGCTATAGCGCGTTTGGTTCGTACAGCGGTAACGGTAGCGAAGACGGTGCGTTTGTTTACACTGGCTTCAGACCTGCATTTATATTAACAAAGGCTTCTTCCTCTAATAGCAACAACAATAATAACTGGAACATCATTGACACCACTCGTGATCCTTATAATGAGGCGAGTGAGCTGTTGGCTCCAAACAGCAGCGGCGCAGTTCTAGATAATGCTCATACCGGTATTGATATTTTGTCTAACGGTTTTAAGCTTAAGGGCGATAGTAATGGTCAGTCAAATTACAATGGTTGGGATTATATCTACGCTGCATTCGCTGAGCATCCTTTCAAAAACTTAATGGTAAGACCCTGCAATACGACAGGGCGTTTACACACGAAGGAATTTCGTACCCTGCTAATTGGCTGCGCTTGACTACCTTAGAGGAAAAGCAAGCTATTGGTATTACAGAAGTTGCTGATAATACCAAGTCTTGGGATCAGCGCTTCTATTGGGGCGTTGATAACCCTAAACAACTTGATGATAAAACAGAAACTGTAGATGGTGTTGAGATCACTACAACTGGTCTCAAAACTTATTGGAAACAACAGCAAAGTGACTATGCTTCTAGCGTACTTAGTCAATCTGATTGGCGTGTAATTAAAGCACGCGAGATCGGTGGTCAGGTTCCTATCGACTGGTTTAACTACCGCAAAGCTGTACGATCAGCTTGCAATACCCGTCAAGGTGAAATTGACAAAGTAGCTGATGTACCAGCTCTAAAAGAGCTACTGTTTGGTACACCCACCATTACTCAACAGAAGAAAGATTCCGATGGTAAAGGTGTCGTCGATTCCGACGGTAATCCTGTTATGGAAACAGTTGCTAATCCTGCCATCGCTACGGCATGGCCTACCCCTATTTAATTATGATCGCCCTTATCCGACCTGTTCTTTTCTCGTTTCTCAACTCTGAAAAAGTTAAGCGTCTTATCGTTGACCTTTTAACGAAGCTTGCTGAACAAAGTGACAACACTGTTGATGATGAAGCAGTGAAGTTTATTGAACGTGGATTGTTCGGTGACAAGTAATGGAGTGGGCAAACCCGCCCGAATTTCCCTCTCTAAGCCTTCCTAAGGCCCCTGAACTACCCGTACCAATACTGGAGGTACCAAGGGCAGATGTACCGTCTTATAAGCCTCTTGTAGTACCTCCTAACACGCTTCAACCACCTCCAGGGATAGAGGGTATAAACTCTGATCCTGCACCTGAAGAATCCAAAACAACTCCACCTAAGTCTCCACCTGTTCCCCCTGCACTTCCACCTGAAGCTCAGATTATCGAGATCCCATTTACGGAAATCGAAGTCCCGATGCCAACTACAACGATCATGACTACAGCTGCTACTACAGCGACTATTTCAGTTGCTGCAACGTTAGCAGCTACTTCCGCTTTTAAATGGCTGGTCACGAAAAACTTCCTAGCTAAGGTTAAAGAAAATACAGAGGATGAAATCCAAATTCTGGGTACCTTTGTACGTCTTGGTGTCGTCGTGTGGAGTGGTTTTATTATCACTCTTAATTACGTTGACCTCCCTATGATTAAAAAAGGGCAGAGTGGTGGTGACATTACATTTGTAGCATCCGTATTTACTGGTGCCCTTGCAACATTTGGCTTGACTACATCCAATAATAAAGCTGCCCCAAAATCTCCTGATCCTAAAAAGAAAGAAGAATGAAACGTTTTCTTGTATTATTGCTTTTAGCTAGCCCAGCTTCTGCACAGATCACGCCTAATTTTACGCAAGGATCTATGCAATCTACTACTACTACCACTGTAGATATTACTCGAACTATTGACACTAATATCTACGGTGGCGATTACTCATCATGGTCTGGAACAAATGTAACACCCAGTGGAGATATCTCAGATCCCGCTACAACCTATTCAGTAACCAATGCCGGAGAGCAATTTCAATTAGAAATTGTAAACAGAGCAGCCGGTCTGATCGAAGACAGTCTAACAACAGAAACCGTCAATCAGGTTACAAATACTACCTCCTTATCGGTCTTCTCACAGTAAATCCTGTCTTTGCAAACGAAGATCCAAAAGTACAAAACACATCAAACCCGGTGGCCGCGGCAACTGGCAATGTAACAAATCAGGCGGTGCAATTCCAGAACAATGGAGCACCGTCTCGTCAATACTTTGGACCTAATAATAGCTGCAATGGAACTACTATGCAGTTCTCACCCTTTTATATGGGTAATGATACTATCCCGTTCGAGCAAAGTGGATATGTACGTAGTAATAATTTTGGCATACAGCTCAATTTTTCTGTACCACTAGATGGTGGAATGGTTGAAACTTGTAAGTCTATAGCTCGTAAGCATGAAGAGAAGATGCGTTTAGACTACGAACTTGTTCGTGCTCTTAAATGCACTGAGCTAATGAAAGCTGGTTTTACGTTTAGACCTGGCAGTCGTGTTGAAGTTCTCTGTCATGACGTCGTACCTATTGTTTCTCTAAACAATGATTGAAGCAGTCGTAACTGCTGTCGTTGCTGCGATAGCAGGTGGGGCAGCATTAAACAATCGAATACACAAAAGAATAGATAATGTTCACTCTCGTATTAGTGGACTAGATCGTCGTATCGATGCAATTGAACTAGGTGTTGCTCAAGACTATGTTGCTAAAGCTGACCTAGACACAATGATCAAACGTATGGAGGATCATATGGTACGCATCGAAAATAAACTAGATCAAATAGTTTTACGTAATGGTTAAAAAGAAAGCTACAGAAGACCAATTTAATGAGTTGCATAATCTGGTAACTAAGGAGTTCCTTGCACGTATTAAGACGGGTGAGGCTTCTACAGCAGATCTTAAAGCAGCCTGTGATTGGCTTAAGACAAATGACATTAGTGGTGTTGCATTTGAAGGTAACGCCCTAGATAAACTTGCAAAGGTTATCCCTGAAGTCGATCCCGATCTCGTACAACGGAGGCTCTATGGCAAGAGAACAAATGCCGTATAGAGATCTTAGTAGAACTGCCAAGTTTTATAGAGATAACCCTGATGCCGATGAGAAGCACAAAAAGACATCCCTAACTGCAGCTAAAAAACCAGCTAGGAAAAAGAAGAATGCCGAGACTAGAGCTTTTAGAAGAGCTAATGGTCTTGAAGGTAAAGGTGGACCTGATGTTCATCACGCCTCTAACGGCAAACTCAAAATCATGTCTGCTTCTAAAAATCGACGTATCGGATGACTCCCCTACTTCCAACTCCTGATCACTATCTATACAACCTAATAGCCATGACGTCCTCTGAAGCCAAGCGCCTTTGGAGGCGCAGCATAAAGGAACACTTTGACTGCACATGCGTCTATTGCGGAGAAACTTATGACATCAATGAACTTACTCTGGATCATGTTCATCCTCGCTGTTATGGCGGCAAAGATAACAGAAACACAGTTGCAGCCTGTATACGCTGCAATCAGGAAAAAGGAAGTATGTATTGGCGAGAATTTATAACTCGTTATGACAACCCACTAAGAGAACTTATTATTCAAAATTATACCAATGGGTAGAGAACGACTAATGCAAAAGCAGCGCGAGCGTATGGAAGCTCGTCGCAAACGGCTTAAAGAAGCTGCTAAGAAGGCTGCAGAATCTAAAACTAAAAAACCAGCACCTAAGGCTGATAGCTCACAACTTAGAGCGATGAGCAAATCTTCAAATAACTACGGTGCTTCTGGAACCTCTAAACCTAAACCTATAAAGAAAAAGCCTGTTAATAAGGTCCCATCTAAAACTACTAAAGCAGCTTCTCCATCTAGTGCTGGTAGAGATCGATTCTTTGCTGGTGCTAAAGGCGGAAAGTATGACAAAGCTGTTCAGAACAATGAAAAAGCCATGAGCAATTTCTTCCGTTCTAGCAGCGGTACGCGTGGCAAACCGTTGCCACCAAACCCCAAGCTTAAATCTCAAAGCAAAAAGAATCTGACTGGACGACAGAAGATCGCTCTTGA